AGCTTCCCCTACTGCTAGACTTCATGTAAAAAGTGGATTTACAACTAGTTCCCAAATGGCTTTTCTTGTTGAAGATTCAAATGGAACTGATTTATTCAAAGTAACATCTGATGGTAGAGTAGGCATACCCATTTCAGTAACACCAACAGGTACCTCAGATCCACAAGGAAATCAAGGTGATATATCTTATGATGATGATTATTTTTATGTAAAAACTTCTGCTGGTTGGAAAAGAGCAGCTTTATCAGCTTGGCCTTGATAATACGATAACCTTTTTTAAAATCTTTATCAACTTTCTAATATTTATAATAGTGGATTTAGATAAATTACTTGAACCTATAATAAATTTTATTCAAAATAAGACCCATGTAGATATTAAATTTATGCAAGGTGAATTTGGAAAATTTGCGAGAACAGGACTATTAGTAAAATATGTAATTCCATTAATAATATTTTATATAATGGGAGGTCTAGCTTATATTTCAATGGATGCTGGGGTATATAGGTGGAGATCTTATAAGAGTGATAGTGTTTTAAGTTTTATTAGTAAAAGAAACAAAAGAAAGAAAAGAATGGAATATTTGAAAAAAGTTTGGAACTGGTTAGTAAAATCTATTAGCCCTAAAAAACCCGAACCACCCCAACCAATTAAGAAAAAAAGAGGAAGACCTCGTAAAAACCCTTCCTAATTTTTTAATAAAAAAAACATACTAATATGAAGTTATCCTTAATTTCTAAATTGTCTTTGTTTTTTTCTGGGCTTATAATGCTTAGTTTTTTTGGTTACCAAACTTCCTTAATTATAGGATACCACGATATTACATACACTAGTGCTCTTTTTGGCTGGTTATGTATATTATTATTTATGCCTTTTTTCTTTATTGTAGTTGTAGAATTTGTTCGAAAAGTAAGATATAAATTCCAATCTATAGATGATACCCTTTCTGCAATTAATCAATCTAATGCCTTAGTAGAATTTAATATCGATGGAACTATTATTTCTTGTAACGATGTGTTTTGTAAAGCATCAGGATACTCACAAAAAGAATTAATTGGAAAAAAACATAAAATACTAATGCCCCCAGAAACTGATAAAAATGAATATTATGATTTCTGGCGCAAATTAAGTAGGGGAGCATTTAAAGATGGAGAATTTAAACGTATAAACAAACAAGGAGAAGAATTTTGGATTTATGGTAACTACAACCCCATTAAAAATCCATATGGAGAAGTATATCGTGTTTTAAAAATTGCCTCTAATATTACTGAGAAAAAAGAAATTGAATTTGAAGTAGCTAAAAAGAACGGATATCTAGAACACGCTGCTAAAATCCTAAGACACGATATGCATTCAGGTATCAACACTTATATTCCCAGAGGATTATCATCTTTAAAACGTAGATTAGATAAACAAAAAATTAAAGAACTTAAAATAGAATCACCATTAAAAATGATTCAAGAAGGTCTAACCCACACCCAAAAAGTATATAAGGGGGTAAAAGAGTTTACTAACCTAGTAAAACAAGAAACACAGTTAGATAGACAAGAAGTAGATTTAAAAGAAATTTTAAATAATTATTTAAGTTCTACTTCATATAAAAAACAAGTAGTCATAGAGGATTTAAAAACCCTCAATGTTAATGAAGCCTTATTTTGTACCGCTATAGATAACCTTATTCGTAATGGTTTAAAATATAATGATAGTTCTACTAAATTAGTTAAAATTTATCTAGAAGATAAAAATACTTTAGCTATAGAAGACAATGGTAGGGGTATGTCTCAAGAAGAATTCTTGTTTTTATCCCAACCTTATGAAAGAAGAGAGGATCAAAAAGAAAAAGGAACTGGATTAGGATTAAATATATGTATTTCTATAATGGAAGAACACGGTTACGAGGTTACAGCAGAAAAATTAGAACAAGGAACTAAACTTAGAATTTTATTAGAATGATAGACTCAATTTTATTAGTAGACGACGAAGATCTTTTCCACTTGGTTTTTGAAGATGCTTGTAGCCTTTTAGACATGACATTGTCTTTAGAAGCTCTTAGCTCCTCAGATGAAGCAGATAGACTTTTTAAAAAGTGGTTTGTAGAAGGACCAATTGAAGATAGACCTGAATGTGTATTTGTTGATTTGAACATCGTTGGTTCATCGTTTGATGGAATCGAACTTATTAGAAAAATCAATAAAGATTATGGCAACGGAGTAGTAATAGGAATCATTTCTTCATCCGATGATACCCAGGAAATTGAAAAAGCTCAAGCAGTAGGAGCCCAATTTTGGATTATCAAATCAGATGAAATTGAACCTCGCCTTGAAGAATTTTTAAAGGATTATGATGGGTATAAAGATAGAACATCTCCATTTAAAGTATATAAATAATGAATACAACTTGGAATATAACTAAAATGATTAGATACCAAAGTACTGGTCTAGTTTATGAGGTACAATATAGGATAATTTCAACTATTGAGGAATTTACTTACACAGATTTTGGGGTAGTAACAATAGAAGGAAACCCCTCTTCCCCAGATTTTATTCCTTATGAGGATTTAAAAGAAAATATTGTACTGGAATGGGTAAAAGATGTTTTAGGAGTTTCTGGGGTAGATAGTATTGAAAATACACAATATATGATACTCCAAGAAATGATTAACACAGCCCAAAACCCATCAGCAACAGGTTTACCTTGGGAAAGATAAATAATGATAGAAATAACAGAACATACTAGAAATGTTCTACTAGAAGTTGCTAAAAAAAAGAAAATCTATGTAGAAGGTAATATCCTCAAACTCCTAAAAGCCTCTAAAGGCGATAAGGAATTTGAGGAATATCTTAATTTATGTAAAGAAAAAGACGCAGCATCCCGTAAAAAACGATTATCAGTAACTAAACAAGTTCAAGCTCAAAATAAAGAACTTGCACAGGCTGCTAAAGATAATGAACAATTATTATCTGATCTTCAAGATGCTTTAGATGAAGCTAAAGAGGCTGAAAAAGAAGCACAAAAACTAAAAGACGAGGCTGTAGAAGATTTAGACATCATGCAAAAGAAATCTCAATTTGAATTAATTGGGATGATTGTAAAAATTGCTCTTTTTGTAATATGTGGTGTAGGTATTATCACCACTATCATGTATGGAATAGCTTTATTCTCAGGACACGATACTCAAATCATTGGTTCTACATGGAGTAATATGTTTGGTATTTTGTTAACTAATGCTTTTTCGATAGTTGGAACTATCATGGGTGTAAAATATGCGTCTGATAAAGAATCTTAATATTTATACACAAATAGTTTTGTTATGGTAAAATATATTAAAAACAAAATTATGGCATTTAAAGAAATTTTCAAGGACGAAAATAGTTACAATGAAAAAACTATTATCGGCTTTATGTCTTTTGCTATTATGGTATTATTTGCTACAGCAGATATCATAACCGGATTTTTAGGAGAAGACCTCCCCGTCCAAGAATTTATTTATAATTCATTTGTAATTATTACTTTAGGCTCTCTAGGTATAGCGGGTTTAGAAAAATTTGCAGGTAAAAAAGATTAAATTATGAAATTAGAAGTTTTACGTATTAGTTCTCAAAAAGACTCTACAAACGGTATATTATTTGATGTTACTGAAGGTAGAAAATTTTTGGCCTACACCTTAGAAGACGAACATAGAGAAGAAAAAGTAAAAGGTGAAACAAGAATCCCTGCAGGCACTTATAAAATTACTTTACGCACTGTAGGGGGATTTCACAGCAGGTATGTTTCCAAATATGGAGATATGCATAAAGGAATGTTATGGGTAAGAGATGTACCTGGATTCGAATACATCTTAATCCATACAGGAAACACTGATGAGCATACAGCTGGTTGTCTTTTAGTAGGCAGTTCCCAAAACGAAAATTTAACTAAAAAAGATGGATTTATAGGAGCTTCAACAACAGCTTATAAGCGAATTTATCCTCCTATTGCGGAAGCATTAGAAAATGGAGAAGAAGTTACTATAACTTACATCGATTACGATACAGTATGAAAACTTCATCCCTAACATTTTTAACTATACCCCTAGTGACTATATCTTTTTTATGTTCCTACTTTTTAGAGTTAACTATGGGTAACGCAGAACAATACCTCGGCTTAATTGCTGTAGTGTTTATTGATGGATTTTTTGGTATTGCTGCGGGTGTTAAAAGAGAAGGGTTCCAAACTCGTAAAGCTGTAAGAGTATTACAACGCGCAATAGGTTGGATGATGTTTTTAACTGTCATTCTAATGGTAGAGAAAGGATTTATAGGAACAGGTTGGCTTAGTGAGGCCATCATTATACCTTTCATAGTACTACAATTAATTAGCGCTCTTAAGAATGCGTCTATGGCAGGATTTATTAAAGCAGAAGAATTAAACAAAATTTTAGACCGCATAGACAATCACAAGGGCTCTAGAAAATAAAGTCTTATGTGGAATAAAATACAAGAAAGGATTTTCCCCTTTCTAATAGCCCTTACAGCCTTATCGGTATCAGCCTCAGCAGCATTTTACTCAGTCTCAGGTCTTAGTAAATTGTTTGCTGGAGCTTCTCTAGAGGTAATTATTATGGCTGGTTCTTTAGAGGTAGCTAAATTAGTTATAGCCTCTCTCCTATACCAATACCGTAAAACAATTCCTCGTTTACTTAAAATTTATCTAACATCAGCAGCTGTAGTGCTAGTATTAATTACCTCAATGGGTATTTATGGGTTTTTATCTGCTGCTTATCAAGAGACAGCAACCAAAGCAGGAAATATTGACTCTCAAATTGCTCTTATTGAAACCAAAAGAGATAATGTAAAGGGACAACTCGCGGTATACAACACGGAAAAAGAAAGTATCAATGAGGCGGTGACTGATTTGAG